GCTCTAACAAGAGTGCAGGACACGAACTATCCGTATAGTCCAATCTTGGTACATTATCAGTAATACCTCCCTCTACGGCAGTAGTAGTCGTTTCTATGTAGTCTCTTGCTACAAGTCCCTGCTCAAGTTGGGCATCTTGTAGGTAAACTCCATTTCCTGAAGTACAAGAGTAATCACCTGCTGAATCCGAAATATAAAATCTAATAGATGTTACACTTTGACTAAAAGACATTGAACATCTATACCAATCGTTTCCTATATCTTCTATACTTTGGCTTATAGCAGAAGGCCCAATAGAATTGGTTGTTCCATTAGATAAATCAAACCAAGCCCGAACCGATGAATCATCTGTTCTTAATGCAAGGCCATTACCTCCGTTTGCTTTAGCATAAACGCTAAAAGTTTGAACACCACTTGTATTTACAGGTTGGGTAATTCTACAAGATGTGCTTGTTGCACTTGGAGTAATAGACCAAGCATCATTACTACCATCATATCCGCTTTGACCACCTGTTACACTAATATCAACAGGTGTCCAAGTAGTATCAAAACTATTACTCTGCAACAATAGGTTTTGAGTCTCCTTCTCTATAAACCCATCTGCATTAACTCTCGTAGCAGCACTTGAACGAGTGAAAGTAAAATCACCATCACCACTAACAGGTTTTTGCGAGTAGACCTTTGATACCTTCGTACCAGAAGGAATAAGAACAAGGCTGCTTTTGTCGTAAATTGAACTCATATCTTATAAAGTTGTTAAGGCGATACATTCGCTATCAGTTAATGCCGTTGGGAAAGTCAAGAATTGTTTGTACGATATTGAAGCCGATGCCGTTGTTAAACTTAATCGGTAGAATTTAGGGTTATCCCATCTGGAACTTGGATTAGTATATGTTCTATACAAACTACCATCCTTGAATATCTTTACTTCATTACCATCGTACTTGACTAAAAACTTTCCTCTTGAAGAATTAGTAAAACCATTGGTGAAAGAGGTGTATTGTTCTCCACTTGTTGTATTTATTGAAAGCGTATTACCATAAACATACATACAGGTAGCATTACTTGTGTCGTATAGATAATTAAAATTCCCTTGAGTACCTCCCATATCAAGTTCATCAAATTCAAAGAACAAAGTATAAGTATCTCCAAAGAATCCGTTATTCTTTATATCATTTAACTGCAGATTACCACCATCATTAGACCTCGTTACACTTGAACCATATGTTGGTATATATGAGGTAGGGTAACTTCCTGCTTCAGTTTGCATTCCATACATATATATTCCACTTACGCCATCTCCTGTATAACTTCCTGTAGTACGCAAGTAAATTGATGGAGATGAATTTCCAACAACTGCCGTGAATGTAAGTGTTACTCTATACCAATTATTAGAATAAGGTTCTACACTTGCAGCAGTAGCACCTCCTGTAAGATTGCTATAAGTTCCATCACTTAAATCAATGTTCACACCTGCACCACCACTTGAGCCGTTGTTATAAAAGACAATATCTTCAACACCATTAACCTTAACAAAACAAGAGTGTGTATGACTACCTGCGCTTAAATTAGGTCTTGATGAACTGAATACATTTATAGCGTGTTGACCACTTGCACTTGTTTCTGTAATCTTATAGGCATTTTTAAAACCATCTGGACTTAATGTATCTGCTAATTCAACATCAACATTAGCTTTGCTCCAATAAGATGCCCCAAAGTATTCAGCTTGTTCTAATAGATTACTCCGTTGAGGCTCAAGTAAAAGAGAAGGACACGAACCCGAATAGTCAAGGCGAGGCATATCCTCCAAGATTCCTGCTTGGGCAGTAGTTGCTCCTGTTTCAATGTAGTCAGTTGCTACCAAGCCTTGCTCTAATTGAGCGTCTTGGATGTAGATAGAGCCTGATGTTCCTGTAACATCATTGTCGGCTTGAGATGGGTAAATTCTAACAATGCTTATTGATGAGTTAAAAGTTAATGAACAGCGATACCAACCATTACCTACATCTTCAATTTTTGCATCAATAGTATTTGCGCTTGATGAATTGGTTCCTATTGTTCCATTAGATAAATCAAACCATTGAGAAACAAGGGAGTTATTCAACATTACATAATTCAAAGTACCTGCTTTTGCATATACGCTATATGTTTGGACACCGCTTGTAGAGATGCTTTGTTGAACACGAGCCGAAGATGCAGATTTACTTAAAAGCCACGCATTATTTGAACCATCGTAACCGCTTTGCCCACTTGTTTGCGTTGTATTGATACTGCTCCAAGTAGTATCAAACTGATTAGATTGCAGCAAGAGATTCTCTCTACCCTTCTCAATTAAGCCATTAACATCTACCCTCGTAGCAGCAAGATTTGAACCCCTACTAAAAGTAAAATCTCCACTACCATCAGTAGGTCTAATACTATACAGCTTACCATCCTTGTAAGCAGAGGGCAACATCACTAAACTTGCATCTTTATACAAACTCATTAGAACAATTCATTTAATTCGTTAATAGTACAGGTTCTCGCTTCCGTATCACCTCCTGCGGCAACCACTCTCACATCATAGGCATCCATTAATTGTCTGCCTCTATCCGCTTGTGGGTATCTTCTTAATTGCTTACTTACACATTCAAAGGCTTCCATCGTAGCACCATCAGCCAATGCTCTATTCTGGAATTGTGCAGGGTCAAGAATATAGAACATAGCCGACCCCCAACCGATTGTATTTGTGAAGGCATCTCCGCTACCCCACCAAGTAGAGCCGTATATCGCTCCGTATCCTTTTTCATCAGTTGCCATTATTCTCTAATTTTTTCACGAGCTTCTTCAGCCTCTTTAAGTTAACTTCTTTGGGTTGGTATCGTTTAGAGTTGCCAACCGTTGAAGGTCGCATCTTTGTCTGGGTACATATCTTCATCCGTACTTGCATTATATTCAGGAAAGTTTGCGTTGTTGAAAGACATATAATCAATAAACCTACGAGTATAGTGTTCAGCAATGTCTCTGTGCTTGTTAGTCAAGAAGTCTACCTCTTCCTTCTCCATCGCTATACTGTTCTCTGCCGTGTGCTTGTACGCACCTCCATTACCTATCGTGTAAGCAGAGTGAGGTAGGTATTCTACCATAGCCCAATGAATTAACATCGGTTGAACATACTCATCCAATAGGTTAGCGTAGTTCACAGGCAATGTACCTGCGATGATATCATTACGCAACTTGTCGTACAACTTTGTGCCAAGATAGTTTTGGATGTGAATCTCTTGAGCGATTTCTATAAACTGCAAGAACTTATCGCTATCTACATTTCCAGAGATTACGCTATTGCGTATTAAATCATCTCTCTTTATGAATAATACCTTTGCCATTATTTTCCGTAATTAGGGTGATGCCCTTGTCTCGGCATATCAATAGGTGCTACCGCAACCTCTTTAGGGTTTTTAGGTAGCTTAAATCCTGCTCTTACCGCTTGGTTAACATTTACATAATTAGTGCCTCGTAGTGCATCGCCACCGTAAGGTTCACCATTCTTCTTTAATTTCTTCTTGTAGATTCTACGCTCCCATCTGTGGTAGCAGTTTACACCGCCCTTGTACTTAAATAGAGAGTAGTTTCTACCCTTGTGTCCAAAGCTCTTGTTGACACCTCTTGCACTCATCATACCGATGTCTTCCTTGCGGTACAACTTGCCTTGTGATAGCATTGTCTTACAGAAGGGTCTTGAACTGCCTTTAGCGGTCTTTTTAGTACCCTTGACATACTTATACCTCACCTTGTACAATTCGGAGTCCTGTGTGCTGTCCTGCTTGGCTGATAGTTCCGTTAGACCGTTTAGGTAACCCTCTACATCAAAGTCTTCAGGTTCATCATCTCCTACAACTTCTGCATCTACGAGTTCGTAGCCCTCTGGCTCTTCCTCACCCAAGTCAGCCAATGCATCTAACATCTCGTGGGCTAACTTGTCATCAAGAAAAGGGCGGCTATCTTCCTCTTTAAGGTCTACACTTAACTCCTCTTTCTGCTCTTCAGTTATATCAGCCTGTAGTTCTAACGGCTGTAGTGTCTTGAAGAAGATGTTCAAAGAGATGTCGTTGTAAGCAAGAATGTCATCAATAGCATCCAAAATCAACTCTTGGAAAGGTCGTACAACTGTGTTGTGGAACAAGAGACTTGCTGTCTTTAACTCATCAGCATTGTTACCCAATCCTGTATTGTCCTTGATACCCATCAACATAGGAGAAGTAACCCTATGGGCTACCATCAACTTACGCATACTCTCATCCGCCAAGAATTGGTATTGCTCACTCGCATCGCTCAACTGAACAGGCTCAATACTTGCAGCCATCTCTTTGTTGTCGTTAAACGCCAAGATGAACTTACCACTATTAGATGAACCGCTAAACTTCTGCACGATTCTACGCTCAATAAGCTCACGCTCCTCTTCCGTAGGCACTCCGTTGTTGAAGTTAATCAACATACTCGGAGATAGTCCGTTCTTAATGTTATTGATGTGGTAGTTGGCTACCTCTTCTTCTAATTCTGCATAAGGAATACCCCCTTGATAGTCTACAGGTGAGTAGTAGTAGAATCCAGAGCGGTAAGGCTTGATACAAAAGATTTCCAACGCTTCACCCTTCGCTCCGTGACCAAACGCAGGGATGCGTACAGGCTCAAAGCCCTTCTTACGAATCTTTGTCCAATCTTTAGAGTAGTAGTATCCTGTAACCTCACCATCTTCATCCATCTTCTCAAAGCGCAAAGTCTCTACAGGCATATGTGCTACCTGCACAACCTTGCTCTTGTCCTTGTTGTAGATTACTTGAAAGGCTGCTTGACCCAATGCTTTAAGGTCAAAGGTTACCTTGCGAAGGCAAGTACGCTTGAAGAGGCTCATCATTTGAGCATACGCCTCTGGCTTACGAGAGGCATCAGTAGCAGACAAGCCCTTTCCGTAGATAAGCTCGGTCATACCATTGATAATAGCGTTGTTGGTCGCACTACCATTGTACCTGTCTATAAGGTATTGGAAGTAGTTGTTGTCTTCGCCATAGGCAACCCATTGCTTTCGGTTGTCCTCAATGACCGCAGGGGTCGTGTGCGAGGCGAGGTTTACAATGCGGATATTACTCATCGGTAAATGTATTGATTGTCATTGTCAGTATCTTCGTAGTAAGTGAACTCACCATTGTTGACACTAAATTTCTCAAGATTCGTTTGGTTGGTGCAATACACCTTACCACGATATATCTCGTTAGTTCCTGTAATTCTAATTGTGTAGTATCTACCCTCCTTGAATGTATAGGCGGGTGTGATGTGCAAGTAGTTCGCCTCTTTCGTAGCCGTTAGAGACTCCGTAGCAGAGGTATTGGTTTCCTCATCTGTAATCTTAACAGATACACTTGTATCAAAGGCTCTGGGAATGAAGTATATCTTCTTATCCGTTGTAGTTACTATATGCATAATAGGTTAACCATAAGAAGTGTAAAGTGTTATAAAAAAGAAAGGGCAACCCCGAAGGACTGCCCTAACCAAACCAAAACACCTATGTCAAGTGTTATGCAAATATACTACTTTATCACGAAGTGACAATAGTCTCTGTAGCAGAAGTCATACCTGCAAATGGGTTACCATCTGTTGCACCGCTAATGAAGTTAGCAGCAGTACGCTCCATAGCATTGAAGTTTAGAGTGTAACCACTCATATCACCCATTGCAGCACCAGAAGCGATAGTACCACCTGTTACATCCGCTCCGTGTTCACGACCTACCAAGTACGCATTTCCGTTGTAGTCCTCTACAACAATGTGTGGTCTTCCGTAAGCCAACAACTTCAACTCGTTGTTATCCTCCTTGCTCAATTGTGGCAAAGAAAGAGTAACCGCTTGGTCAAAGAATACTGTCCCGTTTTCACGAGAAGCGTTAATCGTTTGCTCTACACTTGATGTGCCTTTCAGCTCATACTTGTAGGCAGAGAATGTTCCTGTCATATCAGTTACCTCATCCGAAGACAAAGTAAGTGTTCCTAAATCACCGAAGTCTACGAAGTAAACCGCTTTAAGAC